GCCTTCACCAAATGTTGTTGTGGCTTCTCGCATTGTTTGCTGGGCTTCTTTAGCCTCATCAATGCCTTGTTTAAGAAATGTAACACCTTGTTTTAATACAAACGCAGATGCGGCTGCACCAGCAGCGGCAGCAGCACCTTTAAGTTTGGAAGACATGCCGTCAATCTGACTATTGGCATCATTAATCCCAGAAGTAAGTTTTTTGGTCTCCGCAACAATATCAATTGTTATCTGGTTAGCCATTCTTCTTCCTCCTGTTAAGTGCACTTACAATTGCACTATAGTCTTCCAGCGTCATGTCCCAAAACTGATCTGGCGTATATCCTGTTTCAGCACAGAACTCCGCCATTCTGCTTAGGCTGGATTCACTTCTTTTGGGACTGTGAATTCAACTCCAGCAAGGTCAGTCAATTCTTGGATTGACATATTCTCTGCATCCTCTATTGTAAGGGATGGGTTTGTTCGCTTTGCCATCATATATTGCATTGCGAATGCTAATTTGGCTTTGGACTTGCCTTCAGTCCATTCATCCATAGGTAAATCTAAATATTCTTCAACCTCTGCAAGTTCTTTCCACTTGAGGTTTTTCATTAAGTCTTGTTCCATTTTTACTGCCTCCTGTTAGTCTAAGTTGTATTTCTTTATTGCTTTTTGGATACTTTCATTGTACTTTTCAATGATGTAGCCCATGTTATTGTGTACTGCTGGTCTTAAATAAGGTTGTGCATTTATATTCTTTTCAGGCCATCCATATTCTTGAACACCTGCATAAGGTACTGCTGCACTACCTGCTAAGATTTGTGCTTTTTCTGCTGAAGGATTACCTTTAACAGAAGATGCTAAAGCACCAGTCAATCTGGGTGCCATAGCAGAGGCTTTTTGAGATAGAGTTGAACTTAGTTCTTTATTAAGTTCTATGTTTGACTCTAAGTCTTTACCAAGTTTGTTAAGGGTGTCTTTGACTTCCTTAACTCCAGTGATAGTTATTTCCTCTGCCATGGCTCCTCGTTAGAATGATTCTACTCTGTTTGGCTTGCCATCCAAGATGAATGTCAAGTCATAAACAAAATATTCTCCTGCGGTTCCACCAAGATCTGGAACAGTCTCTGCATAACCTGATGCTGTGAACCATGGTTGTGCTGCAGATGGTGTTGCATTTCCGTGTGGTGCAAATGAGATGTTTACAGTCGTACCTGGGTTATCCCAAAGGTATGAGTGTAGTGATGCTGCTGCTGTATCCTGGAAGCCAGTTACAGCGCAAGTGAAATCAAGTGAGTCCTCGTAGTTGCCAAAACCTAGGGTATTTACTTCAGATGAGAAAACAACATTGCTTACTCCACCTGCGTATTCTGTACCGTTGATTTCAAAAACTATGGACTTGCCTTTAATTCTTGCCATTAGTTTCCTCCTTCAATATCTATTGAAATATTTATATTTGTTGCTAAAAACCTTGCATTATTAACTTCTAATATGAAAGGTTTGTCTACTGTTAATTTTGTTGCACTGGTGTATTCCCACAATGCAGGAATAAGAGTATCTAATGTGTCATCAAGATTTTCTGTTTCAGTTTCGTTAGTTGCATACGGTACTATGATTAGCACTTTCCAATTAGATGCATAGTCTGCATCGTATTGGTTTTCATATACAGTAATAAATTCTGTGTCAGGTTCCATAATCGCACAGAGTGGATTAGGTCTTTCTGGCATATATTTGTAGACTTTTGAAATACCACCAAGAATGATGGCTGATTGCAAATCGTCTCTTACTGCTCCTAGATTCATCCGAATCTCACCATATATCTATTAAGTAAAGGATACACACCAACGAGAGGGTCCCTTGCTGTATTAGCAGGTGCGCCATCATAAGTAGCGTACTGGGCCACTCCCATTGGTGCGTTCCGACGATGGAATAGTTCTGAACCTACTTCAAGGTAGCAACGCTTCAACACATTAACAGGAACTTTGGTTGAAACAATATAGTTTGCAATCAAATCCTTTGCT